GCTGCCGGTGTTGGGGGAGCAATAACTGGTAGAGGTGCTGATCTATTAATTATTGACGACCCCCATAAAGAACAAGATGTTAGAGCAGATGGTAAAGCTTTTGATAAAGCCATGAACTGGTACACAGCTGGACCTAGACAACGTTTACAGCCAGGTGGTGCAATTGTAATTGTAATGACTAGATGGTCCACAAAAGACGTAACTGGTCAATTATTAAAAGCCCAAAGTGAGGAAGGAAGTGATCAATGGGAAGTTGTAGAACTTCCGGCAATATTGCCAAATGGAAAACCTGTTTGGCCAGAATATTGGAAGGTTGAAGAGCTTCTTAAAACAAAAGCCTCGATCCCCGTTTCCAACTGGCTGGCCCAATATATGCAGCAACCGACTGCTGAAGAAGGAGCCATATTAAAACGAGAATGGTGGCGTGATTTTGAAGGCAATAACCCTCCACCGTTAGATTATAAGATTATGTCTCTCGATACCGCATTTACTAAATCTACAACAGCCGACTATAGCGCTATAACCATGTGGGGTGTCTTTACGACCGAGGACCGGGGACAAAACATAATTTTATTGAATGCTTTTAAAGGTAGGTACGAGTTCCCCGAACTCCGGAGAGCGGCTCTGGAAGAATACCAAGACTGGCAACCTGACATGGTCATCATAGAAGCGAAAGCTTCAGGACTGCCTCTGACTCACGAGTTAAGGCAAATGGACATCCCAGTTATTAACTTTACACCTTCAAAAGGAAATGATAAACACACTAGAGTAAACTCCGTAGCTCCGCTTTTTGAAAGCGGAAAAGTATGGGCCCCGATGCATGAGCATTTTGCCCAGGAAGTAGTGGAAGAGTGTGCATCTTTTCCATTCGGAGATCATGATGACTACGTCGATAGTACGACACAGGCCATTATGCGAATTAGACAGGGTGGTCTGGTTCGACATCCTGAAGATTACAAGGACGAACCTATTGTAAGAGGACAAGTAAAGTATTATGGCTAGAAAAGCATTAGTAGATTCAATTTTAAAATTATACTCCAAACTAGGAGGCAATGTCGGAGAGGTCCTTGGTACCCGATCCAATATTAGTTTCTTAGGAACCGGGAAGAGTCCAGAAGGCTTCATAGATTCTACAATCAATATAGACGCCATCGGTGCTCTAGGTAAAAATAAAGTTTTAGACGAATTAAAAAGTTCTATAGGCTATTTAACGGCTGATAAGTTAAACGACGTTCAAGCAGGAAAGTTATACGAAAACATGTTAAAGATCGACAATGTCTTTAACCCTAAAGCTTCTCCAGCAAACATCATTGATCTGGGAACAGGGACCAGGAACTTAACAGACGAAGGCCTTGGTGCTTTAAGAGCAAACAGACAAATGACACCTGATGAACTTGATCTTCCTCCTTTAAGAGAGGTAATTGATGCTCGTAATGAACAATCTCTTGTTCTTCCTCCTTTAAAAGGTGCATCCAACGAAATTACTGCTTTAGAAACTATGACAAAGAATAGAGCAGGTAATGAATTCATTACAGGTTATGTGGATGACATTTATAAAAATGCAGGAGCAGTGTCTTCTGTTGATGTGCCAAAGAAAAGAGCGGCAGCAAGAATGTTTTTAAATTCTATGTTAAAAAAAGAAACAGATTTACTTCCACCAGGAAAAGGTGGAACTTTAGAATCTGTGGTAAGTGAAGCAGATTACAAATTTATTACAGAAGGCGGCGGTGGTGCTTTAGGGGATCCATTAATATTAGTTAAGAAATATTTTGGTGATGAGATTGCAAGAAGACTTCCATTAGATACGCGTACAGAAGTTATAGATACATTCGTCGACAACGTTCGTTTTACAAAAGACAGAGCTGGATTTGCAACTGACGATCCAAGATTCAATCCTGATGACCTTCCAGAATTCAAAAATGGCGGACTAGCTAAGATCCTGGAGGTCTAATGGCTCTACCTATAATTACAGATCAACAATTTAGAGATGAGTATATAAAGTTTCAAAAATTATTTAAAAATAGTGGAACCGATGCACAGTTCGCGGAATATTTAAACGAAAGATACAAACCCAAAATTACGGCTAAGTTTAACGCTGAAATGCTTTACGCAAAAAGAAAGTTAATGGGTATTAAATCCCCTGTTCAATCTGGAGTTAATCCAACTAATTTACAACGTCAAAAAGACATTAATAATTTTTTAGAAAAAGAAATAGCAAAAGCAAACGCTGGTGAAAAATTTGTTACACAAAGCTCTTTGGGTGAAAAAGCAAAACAAAAATTAAATCTACCAGCAAAATTTGGTAATATAAAAAATGCACCTGATGCCTACCCTGTTCTAGGTAATTTACAAACTCGTGCAGAAAAAATAGATCAAGTTTTAAAGAATTTGTTGATGGAAGATAAGCCCTTAAAACAAAACTGGGGATTTGAAGTAATGAAACGAACAGGTATAGGGGTTGATTCATTTAAAGATCTTTTAAAATCTGGAAGTGTTCCAACATACGAGGTTATTAAAGATCAAGGAGCTGATTATATCAATAGAAATTATGGAAGAACTTTTCCTAAAATTTTTTATACATTACCTTTTACTGAACAGCTTAGTTATGCAACTGAAATGGAAGAAGGACGACCGGTATATACTAAAGGTCCAAAGGGGATGACCTATGGTTCTAGACCTGATCAAAAAATTATGCAATTTGCAATGCGAAATTGGAATCTTAATGAAGGTCAAGGTCCTATAAAATTTTTTGATAGTAAAGGAAAATTAGTTCCATGGAAATATGGATTAAAATTACCTTATACCAAAGTTTCTTTTTCATATGATGGAAAACTTCATTCTTATAAAGATTTGAATGATGTTAGATATATGAAACAATATTTTCCAGAAGCTTATGATAAGGCCGTTAAATTAAAATCTTTAAAAAATAAATTAATAGATAATCCTTTTGGAAAAGGAAAAATAAAAGTAGAGGAGTTAGTTAAAAGAATTCAAGTTGAGGGATATAATTGGAGCCCTAAAGCTCCTGCGATGGATATTCTCCATGGACCAAAAGGAGTTCGTATCGAGCCTTTTACAAATTTAAGTTTTAATACCAGAGATATTAATCAATTAGGTTCAGGTGTGGATAGTGCAATGCGAACAGGCATTATAGGAAAACGAGATGGACAAAGAATTTTAAAATCGTTAGCCGAAGCTCTTCCCGGTGACGAAACAGATATTATAAAAAGACAAGTAGGTCTTGCAGAAAAAATAAAAAAAGGAACTATGTTTGGATACAAAGATATGTCCGGTGCTGTAAGAGGATTATTTGAGTCTGCTGATAGACCAACAATTTTAAAAATAAGAAGAGCGGTTGGTTGTGGAGATTGGAAGGAAGGTGGGCGTATAGAATTACAGTCGGGAGGAAATATTTTAACTTGTCCTATTGAAAAATTTGAAAAAGATCCACAGGGTTTTACAAATAAAGTAAATCAATTAGAAGACACAGCTTCAGGATTAACAAAGTTTAAAAACGCAGCAACAAAATTTTTACAAAATCCATTGTTGAGAAAAGGTGGTAAGTTTGGTGCATTAGCAGCAGTTGGTGCAGCAGGTGCAGGTGTTGTTAAAACATTCATGAATGATGATCCAACAACTTATTTATCTGATGAGAATCAACAAAAGAATATGTTAATTGAAATGGTAACAGGTCCAATGGTTGATAAACCAGATCCAACTCCAGAAATTTTAGACTATCAATTACCAGCAATAGGAGCAACAGCAGCAGCAGGAACAGCTGTCACTGCGCCTTCAACAATTGAAGCAGCAAGATCAGCAAGGTTTGGAAAGAAGCCATCTGGTTATACTAAAACTGCTTTAAAAACTTTAGGAAGAGGTTTAGCAGCAACTGGGACTCCATTAGGTTTAGCTGCGTTTGAACCATTGCATATTGCAGGTCAAGTACAACAAGGTGATTCATTAGGAGAGATTGCAACTAATCCATGGAATTATGCAGGACTAGCTTTCGCAGATGATTTAACTAAATTTACAACAAAAGGATTAGGACCTAATATAGCTAAAGCAATGAGACTTGGAATTAGTCCAGCAGCTTTAAGAATTGGAAGTAGATTTTTAGGTCTACCTGGTCTTGCATTATCACTAGGTATTAGTGGTTATGAAACATATGATGACTGGAAAAAGAAGAGGGGATGGTTTAGTGAAGAATAAAACTCTTGTTGCAAATATGCAACACGTCAAATGGAAGGAGATCCCACCTTTAAAGGGACCTAACTCACAAGGGTTGAATGTTCCCACAAAACAAGTTAAAACAATAGAGAACTCGGAGAATATAAATGGCAGAAATAGACAAACCATTACCAAACGTAAATACTGAAATTAAAGTACCTGGCGAAGAGGAAATCGCAGTTGCTCAAGAAGAAACAATCAAAGAGCAAGTTGGTCCTGAAGATGTTGAAGTAACTCAAGAAGAAGATGGTGGTGCAACAATTAATTTTGATCCAGAAGCAGTTAACCAGCCTGGAGGAGAAAGCCATTTTGACAATTTAGCAGAATTATTACCAGAACAAACTTTAGGAAAGTTAGGTTCTGAATTAGTAGAAAACTATAATCAATATAAAGGTTCTAGAAAATCTTGGGAAGATACTTACACAAAAGGTTTAGATCTTTTAGGATTTAAATACGAAAACCCAACACAGCCATTTCAAGGAGCTTCAGGTGCAACTCACCCAGTATTAGCAGAATCAGTTACACAGTTTCAAGCGCAAGCTTATAAAGAATTACTTCCAGCAACTGGTCCAGTACATACACAAATAATTGGACTTGCTGATAGAGCAAGAGAAGACCAGTCGCAAAGAGTTAAAGAATTCATGAACTATCAGCTCATGGATGTGATGAAAGAGTACGAACCCGAGTTCGACACTATGCTTTTTTATCTCCCTCTTAGTGGCTCTGCCTTCAAAAAAGTTTATTACGATGAACTTTTAGGCAGAGCTGTTTCAAAATTTGTTCCAGCTGACGATTTGGTTGTGCCATACACTGCTACATCTTTAGAAGATGCAGAAGCTGTAGTGCATGTAATTAAAATGTCAGAGAACGATTTAAGAAAAAAACAAGTAGCGGGTTTCTACATGGATGTAGAATTAACGCCTGGCTATAATCAAGAAACAGAAGTAGAGAAAAAAGAAAGAGAACTTGAAGGAATTAAAAAAACTAGAGACGAAGATGTATTTACAATTTTAGAAATACATACTGATTTAGATTTAGAAGGTTTTGAAGACAAAGATTCAACTGGTGAAGCAACTGGAATTAAACTTCCATACATTATCACTATTGAAATGGGAAATAGACAGATTCTATCAATTAGAAGAAACTATAAAATAGATGATCCACAAAAAAATAAAATTGATTATTTTGTTCATTTTAAATTTTTACCTGGATTAGGTTTTTATGGGTTTGGATTAATTCATATGATAGGTGGATTGTCGAGAACGGCAACTACTGCTTTACGTCAACTACTTGACGCAGGAACTTTAAGTAATTTACCGGCCGGATTTAAACAAAGAGGAATCCGTGTTAGAGATGAGGCACAAGCTATACAGCCTGGAGAATTCAGAGATGTAGATGCACCTGGAGGAAGTATCAAAGATGCATTTATGCCTTTACCATTTAAAGAACCATCAGCAACTTTATTGCAATTGATGGGCATAGTGGTGCAGGCAGGGCAACGATTTGCCGCCATAGCTGACATGCAGGTCGGTGACGGCAACCAACAAGCAGCTGTTGGGACGACCATTGCTCTCTTAGAACGTGGTTCCAGAGTCATGTCAGCCATACATAAAAGATTGTATGTGGCGATGAAGCAAGAATTTAAATTATTGGCAGGAGTTTTTAAACAATACTTACCACCAGAGTATCCTTACGACGTTGTTGGTGGACAAAGACAAATTAAACAAACAGATTTTGATGACAAAGTAGATATTTTACCTGTTGCAGACCCAAATATTTTTTCTCAATCACAAAGAATTTCAATGGCACAGACAGAATTGCAACTTGCAATGTCAAATCCTAAAATGCACAACCTTTATGAAGCATATAGAGCGATGTATCATGCGATTGGTGTAAAAAATATTGATAAAATTTTGCCACCACCACCTCAACCAACTCCAATGGATCCGGCAACTGAAAATATTTTAGCAATGAGCGGAAAACCATTCCAAGCTTTCAAAGGACAAGATCATCAAGCGCACATTACGACCCATTTAAACTTTATGGCGTCTAATATTGCACGAAATTCCCCTCCAGTTCTTGCTGCATTAGAAAAAAACATCTTTGAACACATTTCGATGATGGCTCAAGAGCAGTTAGAAGTAGAATTTAGAGATGAAATTCAAAAATTGATGCAAATGCAACAAATGGTACAACAAAATCCAATGTTACAGCAAGATCCACAGGTTCAACAACAAATTATTACTATGTCTATGCAATTAGAGTCAAGAAAAGCAAAATTAATTGCAGAAATGACTCAAGAATTCAAAGACGAAGAGAGTAAAATCATGGGTGAGTTTGGAAATGACCCAATTGCTAAGTTAAAAGCAAGAGAATTAGATTTAAGAGCTATGGATGACGAAGTTAAACGTGAACAAGGCCAAGAAAAGATTGATTTAGACAAATCTAAGCAATTAATGGGTCAACAACAGTTTGATGAGAAATTAGCTCAAAACCAAGAATTAGCTGAATTAAGAGCTGATACGTCGTTGCAGAAACAAGCAATGTCACAAGATGCTAAACTGCTTAACGATATGATAAAACAAGAAGACGTTAAGATCTTGAAAGGACCAAAAAGATAGTATAATAACTCAATAGGAGATAATTATGGGAAAAGGAAAAACATTTTGGACAAAAAACAACCCAAAGTTTATTGGTAAAGTTGTTTCTGACACGCCAAAAGCGGATATGTCAAATACACTTCCAATTAATAGCGATGGGTATGGAAAAGAAGTAGAAGTTAAAATGCCTCTTGGTCAACCAACTGTAAACAAAGTTGGCGGACAAAGAAGAATGTTAGCTTCGAAAAAGTCTAAAGTTAGTTGGTGGTAGTATGTGGTTATCGGCAATTAAATTAGCCGTTTCTGCTGGTAGTAAAATTTATGCTAATAAGCAGAGAGCGAAAGTTGCAATGTCTGATGCACAGCTATTGCACGCCGAGCGACAAGCTCGAGGTGAGGAAGCTTACCAAGGCAAACTTTTAGAAGCCCGTCAAACAGACTATAAGGACGAGGTAATTTTGGCGATTCTTACATTGCCCATTTTGGTGCTCGCATATGGAGTCTGGTCAGAGGATCCGGCTGCTATGGACAAGATAAAAATCTTTTTCGAGCATTTCCAGTCACTGCCGACTTGGTTTACAAATTTATGGATTCTTGTCGTGGCGAGCGTTTTTGGGATAAAGGGAACTCAGATCTTCAGGAACGGTAAGAAATAAAGGTGGACATCAATTAACAATTTACATATAAGGATAACATTATGGCTAAGAAAAAGAAGTGGAAAAAAAGATTAGGAAAAGCTTTAATGGCTGGAGCTGCTTTAGCAGGTGGTTTAGCATTAGCTAGAAAAAGAGCAACTGATGCCCCAGGTAATGCAATGGCGGCAGCAAAACGAGCAATGACTACAGACAGAGCTTACACTGGTGGATATGATGATCCAATTATGACCGGTGGCTCTGGAGTTCAATATGATAACCCTCCAGGAATAAGAGTTGAAGATCCACATAGATTTCGTTGGCCTATGTCATTTAAAAAAGGCGGAAGAGTGAGAGGTGCCGGAAAAGCTAAACGTGGTTTAGGAAGAGCATTTTCAAAAGGGAGAAAATAATATGAGACAAAATGGAGTAAGACCAGGAAGAACTAGATACGCACATGGTGGAAGAGCTAAGAAAAACATGGGCGGAACTATGAGAAGAGATATGGTTCATGGATACTATCCGTCAGACATGGGAATGGCTGGTGGAGCTATGTACAAAAAAGGTGGATCTGTTAAAAAGAAAAAACAGGGCTACAAAGATAGAAAAGATGAATCTATCGCTATGAGAATTCGTAAGAAAAGAACTAAGAAACAACTTAGAGCTTCTGCTGACGAATCTTATGGAAGATGGGGAAGCAAAGCTAAGAAGTCTGGCAAAATTA